GTGGTGATACACCACTGATAAATGCTACTTGAGATTTAATGTAATCTAAAGTTTGTATATACTGATTAATTTGATTAGCTAAACTTAAATCAATAGATTGAAACTGATTAAAGTTTGATAACTTACCAGTAGCTACACCTTTTTTACCTTCTTCAAAGCTGTTAATAAAAGCTATCTTCATAGCTTTCAAATAATACATCCAGCGTTCAATATCCATACCTTCAGACCTAGGTACTTGAGCTAAGTCCATAAGGAATATCCTACCTTGATCACTAGCAAATGCTAATTCTAACCTGTAAGATATAATGTTGTATAAATATTGATATGGTTTAATACGATCTAACAGAGATACTGATACACTGTTAGTAGCATTATAAATTAAACCTGTATAACCTAATTTACAATAGTATGGGTTATCCATACGTCTACGTTGATTAGGTTTAGGTTGTACATTTACATAAATACTATCACCAATCTTAATACCCTCCCATGCTTCATTAATCCAAAACTCTTCAACCTTAGCAGTATCATTAAAACCTTTAAATACTTTAATATCAAAAGATTCATCTACAATTTGTTCAACAGGTAACCCTGTTTCCATATCTAAATATGTCAAATGGTAAAGCTTTTTAAATGATTTCCATTCTACACGTACTACACGTAGTAATTCAGAATTAAATGCACCTGCAGTAGTGTTAATTGTTGAGAAGTTTGATAAACCTGTATCAACTACACCAGCTGTTTTATCTAATGTAAATGTAGGACTGTTATTAACTAAGTTATAACCTGATGTAAAACGTTTAGATAATGCTTCAATCTTCTCAACTTGTTCAGGTGTTAAATCACTACCAAACTCATCAATAATACTAGCAGGAGCTAACATACGTACTTCTACTACAGCTAAAGCATCATCTACATAATCTGTATCACCATCAAGTATTACAGTAACGTTTAATGGGTTACAACGTCTTAGTGTAACATCATCATTAGATATACCTGTCCAGTAAATTTCTTCACCAGCTATTAAAGCATCTTTCCATCCCTTTTTAAATATCTCTTTGGTATTTAAATTCTTACGTAAAAACTTAAGTATCTTATTAGCTTGTGACTCTATAAGATCTGTAATGTTATGCTTTTGGTATTTAACAATTTGTTCTGGGGTGGGTGGAGGATTGTTAGGATCAATAGTACTTGGATCAATCTCACCCATTAGTTTCTGCTGTAATGCAGCTACTATAGTATTTTTTAACTGTTCTTGTTTACGATTAATATCGCTTAAACTTTCTGAAACTACTATAAAATTATCACCCCTTTTAGTTTCTTCACCTATAAGAAGGTTAAGAGAAGGAGATGCAATATCATAATGCTGCAGTGTAGCTGGGAATTCATTTTCTGTAAGCCCTAAAGGATTACAAACATATTCTAAGTCAGCTTTGTTAAAACGACCATTAAACAGGTCATAGTTAATTTTTTTATTATAATTGGTTGTACGGTTAGATGCTACAGAACTGTATGACATACGTTCAAAGTAGTCCATAGTATCTTTTTTCCAATCATCATCCTTTTTCTTAAAAGGTAACTTTTGTATAGGTAAAGCCACTTTTCTTTATTATTAAGTTAGTATTTAATTTTATTGTATGTATTTTTTTGAAACAAACGCTTTGAAAAGAAAGGGTCCATTTCTAAAATAGTTTTAGGTTGTGTTTCTTCCAAATGAATTTTATGTAATTCTTTGGATTGTAATATACATAACATAAAAGCTATAACTCTATCCGTGTTAGCTTGTCTGTCATATGTAATTAATTCTTTAAGCAGTGGTATAGATTTTATAGTATGTAAATTTAATATTTTTTTTCCATCTATATCCTCACGTTCTTCATATAACCATTGTTTTAAATACAATTCACATTGATCTTTAATTTGTATAGCCATATGAATACCATATCCCCTGCTCACTTTTGAATTAGTAACAATATCCTTAATTATCTGTGGTTGTTCACACAAATAATGCAGGCTGTTCTTCATTTCAAAATAACCTTTTAAACCTTTAAGCTGGTTTTCATACAAACACTTAGCATTGTAATATATGCATAAACGTCTGCATGTTTCATAAAAATCATCAGCTCTTTCAGGTCTACCTGTATACTCAGCTACAATATGATCGTAGGTATGAGCATTAGTCATAAACCTTTTGTACACAAAGAATGAACCTAATGATTCACTGTGTTGTGCTTTATCTTGATCATATGGGTCACACCCTGCAATATACAACCCAAATGGTGGGTTATCTACAGGATCCTCATACAATACAACACAACCCTCTTTGTTATCTGACTTCTGCAAAGGATAATTTATAATATCCTGCAGATCTGGGTTTATTTTAGCTTTAAGCTTGTTATTTGTATCAAAGTATAATTCAACTTTCTTTTTATCATCCCTTAAAGAAGGTGTAGTTTCAAGTTTAGCTAACCATTCATTCATCTCCATACTTGAAAATACTGTGCCTGCGTTCCTTAAAAAAGATTCACTAGGTGTTAATGGATACTGTGTTATAGCATCTTGTAAAGCCTTATTATCATGCCCTGATCTTTTAGCTTCACGTAAACTCATAATTGATTCTAATGCTAATTCCTGATCAGAATTACCATCCACATCTACCATGCGTTTATTTTTGTATAAACCTAACCTACCACGTGTAGCTGGTATAAACCAACCACAACTAGTATGTGATTTACCATCTTCCCACACATTTGTAAACTCTAACAAGTTATATTGTTTTGGGTTATTAAACATGTATGCAAAGTCTGCTGTACCACCTTCCATATCACCACCAGTACCAAATACAATAGGTACACCTATCATATTCTCACCATCTTTCCAGCACGGCTCTGACATATTATAAGATTCTTTTAGGTTTACCAAAGTACCAGCTTCTTCAAATATAAATACACTAGCACTCAAACCAACAGATGCAAATGGGTTATCTTTAAATGTTAACTTGGTTACTTCAGACATGTAACCACGCCACACTTTAACACCATCTACAGATGCTTCAAACCTGGACTTAACAAAATCCTTTGTATCAGGATTACGTTGTTTACGCCATTCTGTGTTGGCATTTAAAAAGTTCATATTGTCTAAAACCATGTTCATTGTGTTTGTAGACAAACGTTCTAAATAAGCACCTATAACACATTTAGAATCTCTATAAAAATTATATTCATGTGTCATTAATGCAGCATTCTTATAACTAAACCCAGTACGTCGTGGTTTAGAAAATATAAGACCTTTTTTTAATCTTCTGCACGCTTCAACTAAATGAAAATAATCATAATCAATATCCAAAAATCTTGGGAACTTCATCTTCTTCCTACCTGTAGATTCATCTTCAGCTTTAATCTGAATATAATTCAAGTAAAAATAATGTATACCTGTTATACTAATCCCTTTTGAATTAGTTACACCAAACCTACATTTCCTATCTTCTTCTACCCAAAACTCTTTATACTGAGGAGTACCTTTAGGTAAATCTGTATAATACCCTTTTTGTTCAAACAGTATTGCTAACTGTCTAAACTCATCGGTATTCTCAAACTTATCTACCTGTGGTACATATTGTGTATTAGATGACATATTTACAATTCAAACATACTTGTTTCAGCACCACCTCTGCGTACTGAATTTTCTTTTTCTTCACGCTTTACTTTTTCTTCAAGCACATCCAAAGAACTAATATTGTCACCTAATACTTTGCCAGCATCAAGTATAGACTTAGCGGTTTTAATCTTGAGTTCTAATTCTTCAATCTTATCAAACTCTATAGAGTCAAAAAATATCTTTATTTCATACAATACCCTTCTATAAGATTCTAATAAACTCATAGATATGGTTTTGTTAGGGTTGGGTACAACACCTTTTTGACTTTCTTCTACTTTTACGCCCTGTTTTTTACTCATAAATTATTTTTTCGTATACTCTTTTAAGTGCTCTGGCACCAATATGTCTACTCTTTCTTTTTCATTATACCATTGAACAAAAAAATGCATAGCTTCTTCTAATGCCCTGGTTCTAACGTCTAAATCTTTAATCCTATTTTCAAGGTCAATTAAAGCTACGCTTAGTTTAAATTGCTTATCGAAGGTATGCTTTTCAATTATGTTTTTTTCTTCAAGTGTTTTATTTTCTTCCATATTATTCCATTGTTGTTAATGCTTGATGTAAACCTTTTGAAAAACGCTCTACAAACTTTTCATCTTTTGACAACTCATCATATTCTAAATAATCTAAAACAGCATGTGTCAATTCATGTAAAAATATAGTTTCTTTTTCTTCTTTAGGTAAACTACGTTTAACCTTAATAATACCCTTAATATAATCAAACTCACCCCTATGATCTTGCTTACTAATTCTCCATGGTTGTTGTATAACCACAGTCTTGCCTAGTATTTGTAATTTCTTAGGTATTTTCACAACTATTTTTTATTTTTACTTTTAGATGCAAAACCTTGCACCATAAAAGTTTTATTAAGTATTATATTTTTAACAGTTTCATATGGTGTATTAACCTTATATGCTGTATTGTTTAAATCATGTATAACACAGTACTTCTTAACATGTTTACCTGTCTTACCATCTATAAACTCCTCAGCAGTTATTTCATCAAGGTTAAATAACTTTTTAATTTTATCGTTCTTGGTCAATATCTTTGGTTTAGAAGTTGTTGACTGAACATCGCTTATTATTTCAAATTCATGCAACCTCATAGTATTTACTTTTATATCACCATTTACCTAAAGGACAAGAAGAGGTTGGTGATTTGGTTTTAGCAGGTAAATAACAACCACACCCTTTGTATTTATAACCTGGGGATCTTTGTTCCCCATTATACATGAACTTAGTTAAAGCATACCCTTCCTTATTCTTAGAACAAAAGTTACCTATGTTTAAAGAACAACGTCCACACAACTGCATCCTTGTATCAGCTAACCTAGTTATATCAACAGAAGGATTACTGAGGTGATTCTTCCACCCCTGTATTATTTCCTTTATTTTTGCTTTTAACTCTGCCATCCTTATAAGCTATTAAATACGTTGTTGGTTTAAATTTACCTACATTCTTAATATGTACTTCTTTAACTTCCCTGCTTTCAATAGTTTGTGCAAGCATCTTAAACTGGGAGTCAATTATTTTTTCAAGCTCAAATTTAGTTATCCCAAATTCAGCTTTCATTTCATTTAATATATCATCAATTAACGGACTCATCTAACTCTACAAACTTAATAGTTATAGTCTTATCGTCATGCTCCAATGTATAATTAAAACCTACATTTTTATTACGATACTTCCTAAAACCCATTGTAAGCTCATTAAGTACTTCTTCAAAGTCTTCTTCATTAATCTTGCTGATCCTGAATTGTGTTATTTTCATCTGCTATAATAAATTCAAAACTCACTTTCATATCATTCATAATGTTCAATATAGCTGGATTAATATAATACACCCTATTGGCATTAGGCTTATCTAAAAGTACATTTTTATTCCTTAATCGTTTAATATAATTATTAGTCATGAACTTATCCTTATTAAGCACCTTCCTAATAATTTCCCTAGTGTCAATGTTTACCTCTATCAAACCATTATTCATCATGGCACAGAGTATATCCATTTCCAATTCTGACAGATTCAAATTAAAATTTAAAACGGTCAGCATAGCCTTAAAATAATTCTGGCTATTAACTGGTATTTTATATTCCATATTACTTTTACCCTTTTAATGTTAAATATAACATATATTATTATATCTTACAAATTTAATATATAATAACACATGTTATATAACTATCCCTTATATTTTTTAAGATAAAACATACCCCTGCAGAAACTGCCTTTTTTGACTTAATGTTACCACTAAGCGATTTTAACCTTTAGGATTATAGTAGATCAGTATTTAGCCCTAGGTCATTTAAACCTATCTGGAAGCTTTAACCCTGTTAATTCAGGAGGGTACCTTTACCTTGTGCTCCAGCTATCTACCTTTTTCCTTATAAGGTCCTTTTTGTAAGGTATTGGGGACAACCTCAGTATTATTTATACCTACTAACCCAATGTCTGACCTCTTAACTACCTTTTGGCCCTCAGAGGTGATGTTAACAATGTTAACCCTTACCATACTATTAATATACAATAAATTTTGATATATGAGCTATAAATTATTAAAAAATTATTCAATGTTATGACTAAAGTCATCAACCCCTAATATAACCTTATAATACTTTTGCCATAATTCATAATTAATTAATTCCTGATTAATCTGTGTAAAGTTTTCAAACTCAGGGTTTTGGACATACCTTTTACGCCTAACACCTTCCTTTAAATAAACAGCCCAAGAGCCATTAACCATTAAAAAACCAATAATCTCATTAGGTTTAAAAACCTTACTTTGTGTAGGTTTCTTATCCCAAAAACCTTTCATTTGAAATTCATCATTGCTCATATATAAATTAACTTATTTTACTAACACTGTTTCTACCCATAGTTACATTCTTAAAACCCCTAACCTTATCATTAGGCCAAGCCCATACCTCACCTGTATCATCCTGTATAACTACCCATTTTAAATCATGCTCCTCACTATAATCAATTACTAAAATACATTGACCTTTACCTTTAGGAGTAATCATAGGTATCTGAGGATCAAGTTGTAACATCATGATGTAAATATACAAATTTTTTTTATAAAAATTTTTTTATAAATTTTTTTGAAAAATTATATGCATGTTGTTAGTGACCTCCCCCAACTACATACCCCCACTAAACTTTGGCAGGAAGGGTAGTACTGCCACCTAAACCTTAAAAAACAAAAATCATGGAAGCTAAAGTATTTAAATTATCACAAACAGGTAAAACAATGTTAGTAGGTGCTAAAACATCTAAATATAGTGTTGGCTATACATTTGCTTGGTGTGCTAACCCAGGAAATGCTGTTGGTGACATACTAACAGACTTTGAACCTAAGAGTACTACACCTGTAGTTAATGAGAATGGTGAGTTTGTGTTACACACAGACGGTACTAATGTGTTGCAGTGGGTCTTCTAACCCACTGTTTCACTTTTCATTAATTATACATAATCATACACATTATAATATTACATAGCGTAATGTTATATTTCATTAACATAAACTAAAAAACAATAACCATGACAACACAACAAATTAACACAGCTATTGATGTACAATCATCAAACAATTTAAAATCACCTATTATGGATTTTCTTGATGATATGCAAGAACAATTAGATAAAGATCCTAATGCAGCCTATAGGTTACAACAATACATTTGGGAGGGTGGTTACAGTGATTATTGGTTTGATATGGTTCACCCTAATAACAGTGAAGCATATACAGATCATCCTGTATTTCCACAAGTACAATCTTGGTACATAGAAACTTATGTCTAAGCAACAACTTAAAATGATAGCAGTAATAGGTCTTACTGCTGTCATTTTTATATTATCATCATCACTGATAATAATTATAACCAAAATAATATAATAAACTATGAAAAAAATCAAACAAATCTACACTAAACATGAAGATGCAACATTTGGTGTAACAGTAGCAATATTGACATTTACATTTGCATATCTTGTATTCCAAGCAATTAGAATATTTGTGCAAATATGAAAAACATAATAACTGCCATGGTTATTGTTTTAGGGTCAGTTTTACATGCACAGGACAGTTCACCTAAATTAACTGATAAAACTTTATCATTTAAAGTATATCTAGATTATAATTTAATTGAAACTGATTCTGTGTATGTTAAACTATACACAATAGATGGCATATTCAATAGTAAACAAGCAGGTATTAAAATTAGTAATCAATTTAGTACTTGGGTTGACCCTAATATGTTTTGTCATATGGAATTTACACATCCAGGTTATAATACAGTATCATTACTGATTAATCCTGATAGTGTACCTAATGTAATAAACATATTTCTTGAAAGAAATAAACCAGATATCATATTAGGTGAGTTAAAACCAGTACCTCACAAAAATATATATCGTTATCAAAAAAACTAATCAATTAATTAACTAACCAATCAAAAACAATTAAAAAACAAAAATTATGAAATCAAATGTAAAATTAACAGTAAATCCTTCAACAGGCACAGTATTCACAGCTAATGAATCTTTAGGTAAAGATGGTAAAGTTTATGGCTATTTACGTCTAGAACAACAAGTTGTAGATATGTCATCTAGCGTTGCTAGCGTTAAAGTACGTACAGCTTTAAAATCTATATCTTTAGAAGCTTATGAAAAAGCTAAAACATTTCTTGTACCAGGTATGGAAATGAGTGGTAATATCATTGTGGTTGAAACACTAACTAAAGAATTAGGTTCACAACTTAAACGTGCTGGTAATGCTGAAAATGCACCAACTTGTACATTTAATGGTCAACCTATTTATCGTCGTACTGAATATGTTGATGATTTAAGTGTAGTTGATACATTAATTCAGCATAATAATACCGCTGAAATTAAAGCATTTCAAGCTGCAACTAGGACAGTTGCTTTAAATGCATAATAATCACGTAATAGGGTAGTTGAAATATACTACCCTATTTTTTATTAATTATTAATTATACATAATCATGCGTCAACAATTCACAAATTCAGAAATAAAACAATTAAACATTATCAATACACTTAAAGGTAAATCACGTTTAAATGCTATTAAAATGCATATGCTTACATATAAACGTACTTATAGCAGTATAGCATCAAAACTACATAAGATGAATAATGTATCATCTAAACGTACTATAAGCCGTATTACACCTGTTGTATCAAATACAACAACACGTGAATTACGTTTTAATATTAAATCTTTAACTATTAATAATAACCAAGTTATAATAACATACTAATATGAAACAATGGTGTTTTATTATATGGCTATTATTAACATTTTTAGCTGCATTATCAGTAGTAGGTTGGGTATTATTTATACCTACTAATACCACAAATCCAGATAAAAATGAATTTGCACCTTCATCATGGATGGGGATAGGTAAAATGTTAGTTAAAGTAATTAATAAACAAGAAATTATTGAGTAATCAATAATGTTAGTCAGGTGGCGTAAGGTAACGCCTCATCATAGTAGATGAGAGATGCAGCTCGGACCTGCCCTGACTACTAAAAAATAAATTATGTTAAAACAATTAACAAGAAAATCAATGATAATCAGACCTAGTGGTAGGTCAACTGATTATATTAGTCCTAGTTTTGGTTATGGATGTCTGTACAATTGTGGTTATTGTTATATGAAAAGGCATAAACCAGATGGGTTAGATATAGCTAATAATGCAAGTCAAATACTTGATGCTATAAATAATCACGTCTGGTTTTTAGCTGACGTATCAAAACCTAATCAAACACATTCAGAATACATTACTTATGACATATCATGTAATGAAGATTTTGCATTACATGCTAAATACCACAAATGGGAATATATATTTAAATTCTTTAAAGAACATCCCAAAGCTTTTGGTTCATTTGCTACTAAATATGTTAATCCTACATTAACAACATTTGATCCTGAATTTAAAGTAAGGATTAGATTTAGTCTTATGCCACAAAATATATCTGATATATTAGAACCTAATACATCTGAAATAATAGATAGAATTAAAGCTATTGATGCATTTATTGATGCTGGTTATGATGTACATATTAATTTTAGTCCTGTCGTAGTATATCATAATTGGCTTGAAGATTATGAATATTTATTTCAAATGGTTAATGATTATGTTGATTATAAAGACATGGTTAAATGTGAAGTTATATTCCTTACACATAATGTTAATAAACATCAATATAATATCATTAATAATATACCTGGTGAAGAATTATTATGGCAACCAGATATTCAAGAAGATAAAATATCACAATATGGTGGTAAAAATATAAGGTATAAACATTATTTAAAAACTGAGTTTATTGAACAGTTTAAAGAATTACATGATAGTATAATACCTTGGAATACAATTAGATACATATTTTAAAACTAAAATAAATTGTAAAACAACAAAACAATGGCAGATATAACTAAATGTAATGGTGAAGGATGTTCTATTAAAGACTCTTGCTATAGATTCACAGTTAAAGCAAATGAATATTACCAATCATATTTTGTAGAACCACCAATCAATGATGGTAAATGCGAAATGTATTGGGGTGAAAATACACAATTTATTCGAAATACTTTAAAAAATATACGCAATGAAAAATAAACAAACAGCAGTAGAATTTCTAATTGAAGAAATTAAGCCATTTTTAAGTATGCCTATTGAAGATGCATACAAAACAATTTTACAAGCCAAAAAAATGGAACTTGCTCAACGTATAGATGATTATAACAATGGGCATATTGATAGAAATAATAATAGATTTAAACTACCTAAACTAAATCAAAATGAAACAAATGATTAAAATATTAAATAAATTAAAACAAAATTTATTAAAAAAGTCTGATACCATTTTAGTTAAAGAATTTATATACTTAGATTTACGCTACAGTGATTGTGATGTTTATAGGTATTATATATTATTTAATGTGTTATATTTTAAAAAGTTTATAGGCTCATTATCTAAAAATGAAACTAAAAATATAATAGGTAATATGCTAACACAAAATAAAAACTTAAAAATAAAATGGAAAATCTATGAAACTCACTAAAAAAGATAAAATAGCAAAATATAATGCATATGTTAAAAAATACCATGAATACATGGCTTTATCATTAGATGAATTAAAACAACTATATGAAAGTAAACGTATACGTGGTACATATTTAAATGCATTTTTAGATGTAGCTAGTCATAAACTTAGAGAAGAATCACTTAAAACACAAGAATCAAATGAAAACACCTTGCCAAGCACATGATACAGAAACTGATTGTGAACAATTAGCTGTACAATGGTTTATTGATGAACTTAATAAAATGTCAAGTTTTGAATTAAATAGTAATTGGCGTTTACTTGCTAATAAAGCACTTACTAAAAGTAAACAACAAATGCATAAATCTTTTATTGCAGGTGGTCAATCAGCATTTAATATGGTTAAAGGTAATACTGAATCTTTAACATTTGAAGAATACTATAATCAAAACTATATGTAATTATGAAAATTTGGCACATATCAGATACACACGGATTTCACCTCCGACTTGTTATACCTGAAGATATTGACTTGGTTATTCATACAGGCGATTGTAGTAATCACAAAGACCCATTTCCTAATGAAAATGAAGTTCGTAAGTTTATAGATTGGTATGAACAAGTACCTATACCAAACAAAATCTTCATTCCAGGTAATCATGATACTTCAATTGAACGTGGTTTGGTTAAAGTATCTGATTTTATATCTCGTGGCATTCATTTACTCAATCACGATTGGATGGATGTAAATGGTATAAAGATATTTGGTAGTCCATTCACACCAACATTTGGTAATTGGGCTTTTATGAAATCAAGAGAAACTATAAACCGTGTTTGGGAACAAATACCTGAAGGAATGGATATAGTTGCAGTGCATGGTCCATGCAAAGGTATATTGGATTTATCTCGAAATAGACAAAATGTATTAGAGTTTTGTGGTGATGGTGCTTTGCGCAAACATGTTTTGGATAGAATTAAACCAAAATACTTTTTATCAGGACACATTCACAACTTTGAAGATATAATCAATACTGGATTCAGATATTTACCTGACTATGGTATTACATTTAGTAATGCAGCAGGAGTAACTGATAGAAGATTTGATTTAGGTTTAACATATAACGGAAATATATTTGAAATATGACACCAAGAGAAAAAGCACTCCAACTATGTCAAAAGTTTGGATATCTCGGAATTAAATGGGAGCAAGCTCAATACACCACTCTTTCGCTAGAAAATGCTAAAGAATGTGCTTTAATAACTTGTAATGAAGTATTAGGTTACATGGGTGCTGATAGAGGATATGAATTTTGGACTAAAGTCAAACAAGAAATAGAAAAACTATGAAAGGTAGATTACATAAAATTAAAGATAACTGGTTTATTGAAGATGAATACAACAAACAAAGGTTTGAAGTACATTTTACTGAAATACCAGCACTTAATGAAGCACAAACACATTTAGATAATGTAAGAGTAGATTACAATTATATAGATGAATTTACACATCCTGAATATTATCATAATGTACCATTATATCAAGGTAAAGTATATGCTTCTATTACAGGTCCTTTAGAAGTTAAATGCCCTTATTGTGGTGGTTATGCTAATTCACACAACAAATCAACATGTTTAATAGATAAATTATGAATTTAGAAGAATTAAAATCAGCAGCTAAATATGCAGCTGTACAAACTTATGGTATGGAAGATAATACTGAAGTTGAAAGAAGTGCATATGTTATAGGTTTTTTAAAAGGTTATGAATTAGCACTTAGAGATGCTAATGAACTTATTAAAGAAACTAAAAATATAAATAAAAACTAAATATGGATAACAGAAATGTATGGGTATATGATATTGAAACATTAGCTAGTTGTTTTACCTATACAGCGTATAACATTGATACACATGAAACTGTGCAATATGTTATACATAAGGATAGGAATGATTGTAAAGAACTGTTAAAGCATTTGAAAATATGTAAAGGCCACATAGGTTTTAATAATGTTAATTTTGACTATCCTGTTATTCATAAATTGATAACAACAAGGAGTTATAGAGTTAAAAATAACCCTTATGAAATCGTTGATGGCCTTTACCTTAAAGCTCAACAAATTATACAGGAACAAATACAAGATAAATTCCACAATGTTGTAGCAGTTAAACACTCTGAAGTATTAATACCTCAATTAGATCTATTTAAACTATGGCATTATAATAACAAAGCCAGGAGTACAAGCTTAAAATCCTTAGAGATTAGCATGAACTACCCTAATGTTATGGAAATGCCAATAGAACATACCAGAACTAATATTACAGCTGAAGAAATTGCAGGTATATTAGCCTATAACCTTAATGATGTTATGGCTACTTATGAATTTTATAAGAAATCATTACCTAAAATTGAATTACGCAAATCTTTAATGAACACCTATAACATACCATGCTTAAACTGGTCTGATAGTAAAATAGGCGAACAATTGATTTTAAAGCTTTATTGTGATAAAACTGATACTGACACACATGAAGTTAAAAAACTACGCTCAGATAGGCTAAAAATAGCCTTAAATGACGTTATTTTACCTTACATTACGTTTAACTCTGTAGAATTTAACACATTACTACATACTTTTAAACAAACTACCATAAATAATACTAAAGGTGCTTTTGCAGAATCTGTTGTTTATAAAGGTTTTAAGTATGATTATGGTACTGGTGGTATTCATGGTTGTATTAAACCTGGTGTGTATGAAGCTGATAATGAAACTATTATTATTGATGCTGATGTGGGTTCACTATACCCTAATTTAGCTATTACTAATGGATTTTACCCTGAGCATTTAGGTCAGGACTTTGTTGAAGTATATAAAGGTATTATTGATTTACGTATGCAGGCTAAAAAAGCAGGTAATATGGTGTTATCTGATGGATTTAAGCTTGCTGCTAATAGTGTATATGGTAAATCTAATGATGTTAACAGCTTTTTATATGACCCAAAGTTTACAATGAGTATAACATTAAATGGTCAATTGTTATTAAGCTTGCTTGCTGAAACATTAGTTGATACTATAAGTAACCTGACTGTTTTACAAGTTAATACTGATGGTATTACTGTAAAACTTAAAAAGTCAGATGAAGCTTTATATTATCAATTGTGTAAAGATTGGGAAGTTAAAACTAAATTAAATCTTGAATATGTGAATTACAGTAAAATGATTATTGCTGATGTTAATAATTATATTGCTGTATCTACTAAAGGTAAAATTAAAAATAAAGGTAGGTTTGAAGTAGATAAAGTAGTTGGTAGTGAACCAGCTTATCATAAGGATAATTCATTTAGGATTATACCTTTAGCATTACAAGAGTATTTTGTAAATAATACACCTGTAGAAACTACAATATTAAACCATACCAATATTTATGATTTTTGTGGTAGACAGAAATTCAGGGAAGGTGACCATAGTGAAATTCATTATTTAAATGGTGAACAAATCATTAGAGAAAAACAACAAAAAAATGTCAGATATTATATATCTAACAAAGGTGCTGTATTTATAAAACATTATAAAAAAGGTACTACAGAATTAATTAACAAAGGTTACACAGTAACTATATTTAATACATATGTAGCAAAACCAATTGCTCAATATAATATTGATTATAATTTTTATGTAACAGAATGTTATAAAGAAATAAATTTAATTATTGATAAACAATTAACATTATTTGATTATGAACAATTTTAATAACTTAACAGAACATATAAAACGATTAATTTTAACAGATACACGTGTAGAATATGTCAGATATGCAACAGGTGCTTATCGTCATATACATAATAGTTTAATACAAGGTTATAATGCTTTTATTATAAGATTTAAACCTGAATATCAAGAGAAAAATTTTATAATAATTTTAGATAATTCTACTAAAAATTATAGATTATTTGAGTTAAAAGATTTTATACATAGATTTAGAACTGATTCATTAATAAATTTTAATAATACTATACAATTTGCACATCTTGAACTTTCAGGTTATAAAAATTTACTTGATAATTTAATATTTAAAGTTGTAGATTTTAAAAAATCTAGTGAGCTTTTTAAATATACAAATGTCAAACAAAGTATGGTTGGTAAACAATTTGTAATTACAAAAGTTTTAACCAATTATGTTTGTAAAGAAACAGGTGAAACACAAACTATTGCTGAAGTATATAACCCTGAAATTAATAAAAGTTTAAAATTTGTAGCTTCTGATTTAGAATTAGTTGAACCTAATTTTATACAATTATTTAAAGGTTATTCTTTACCTAAAATTACTAAAATAGTTGTAGGTAGTAAAGTTAATATAATTAATCCTGGTCGTCTTCCTTTAAATGTAAAAACTGATTATGTTGTAAGTGATATACGTAAAGTATCTTCTACAACATATTGTCAGATTAAATCTAAAAATTATCTTTTTATGATAGACCAAAAAAACCTTAAACTTTTATGATTACTAAAAAGAAAAAATTAACAGCTTTTAGACCAAAAGTATTTAGTAGACATCCTAGTCATAGTAATTTACGTAGTGAATTACCTTTATTTAGATTCAGATCTGTTATACGCTTAGGTTCTACAACAAGTGGTGCTATATTTAAACCTCAAGTAGAAATAAATTCTATACAAGGTATAATTAATAGTGCTAATAAGTTTCTAATGAAACAATGTTTTAACCAAGCCAATATAAAAACAGCAGATTGGTATACTTTTAATAGTGCTAATTCAGAAATTATGTTTTTAGATAAAAAACTTAATATTTCAGTATCTATTAATGATTTACCATATCCTATGTTATCTAAACATATACATGGTTCACGTGGTACTGGTAATGTAAAACATAATACACCAGAAGAACTAAAAGCATGGATGGCTGATAAGGACTTAAGTAATTATATATTTGAGAAATTCTATACATATTCTCGTGAATATCGTTTACATGTTACTGAAAATGGTTGTTTTTATACCTGTCGTAAAATGTTAAAAAATGATACACCTGAAAATAAACGTTTTCAAAGACATGATGATAACTGTGTATGGATTTTACAAGACAATGAAAAATTTGATGAACCTATTAATTTTAATGATATTATACAGGATTGTGTTAAAGCTTTAAAACAATTAGGTTTAGATATAGGCGCTTTTGATGTAAAAGTACAATCTGCAACTAATAGTAAAGGTCAAAGAAGAAAATCTTGTGAATATATTATTATTGAAAGTTGTAGCGCACCATCATTTGGTACATTAACACATAAACATTATTTACAACAATTAACAAATTTAATTATTTTAAAATGGAAAGAAATGAAATAAAAAACATCAAATCAAATTATGGTGGTATGGATGCTCACAAAGCACCTATGTTTTTAAAAGCATTAGATCTTTATATTGAATCTTTAGCTACAAAATTAATTCAGGAAAAATATAGTAAAATTATAAAGCCTAAACATATAAGAGTTATAAGTAAAGCTAATAATACTATTCATGCACATTTTATTGATAATGAGTTTCGTATTTATTTTTATGAAACTAAAAGTGAATATGAACAATATAGACCATTATCAAATATAAGATTTAATGTAAATGAATTATTTGGTAATTGTTCAACTGCAGTTATTAACAATATGGAATTAAATGGTATGTATGGCAGCAATAAACATCCTGAATATTTTGAATTAGGATTAACTATTGCTGAAGATTTAGCTGATTTATTTGGTTATACATGTGTAACATATAGTGTTAGTGCTGATAATACTGCTAATTTACTTTTAGAACCTTATTTAGCTCAATCATATGCTATTGTAGATCAATATGTAAATAAACGTGGTGGCTTAATTAAAATTTTTAACAAACTAATTTAAAAACTATGAAAATTAATAACGCAAAAATT